TGCTGCGGCCTTTGTGAAGAACTGATGCAACTCGATTGCCCTGCCGCTACTGCCCGCAGTGTCAGACGCGATGTATGAAGCGAGCAGGTAGCTGAACGCAGTCACAAAGTCGGCTGGGTATTTCGTGATGTCGGTGATGCGCTGGATGTATTTCAAATTGATCGTCTCGTCATCGCAGAGGATTACTCCTTTTTCGAGCAGGAAGTCTGAGCCGTCATCCTCGTTCTGTCCGCCATCTGCGTTGATTGATATCGGGCGTAAGCAATCAGTCGGCGGCGTGTGCTGGAAATCGTATGCAAACTGAGGGATGCCGACGACGCTGCCTGTGTTGTTGGTGTAAGTGCCTGCAAACACAGAGCCGTCGAGCGTAAAATGATTGCCAGACACAGTGACATACCATTGACCATTGGCGACAGTCACGCCAACAACGTCTTTTACATAAACTCGGTCTCCTGTGGCATAACCGTGTCCAGAATGTGTTATCCTAATCAGCCCACCATCGTTGGTAACTGCCGTGCCTGTAAGCGTGTGGTATGTGATCGTCTGGCGTTTGCGATTGGTAGCGAAGTTCCACGGGTGCATTCGCAACGTCTCATCAAGCGCAGTGTAGATAGGCGTTACAGCTTCAGGATTCCACCACTTACGGATGCTTGCAGCTTGCTGCGTGCTATCATTTTGTAGTGATGCCAATGCTCGTCCACCAAGGTGGGCAATTGCCAGATTCGCGATCTCGGTTGCTGTTGCTGCCATAGTAGTGGGATAATACACAAAAAGCGGAGCAATGCAACCGCACCGCTCCGCTCTTTGGTTAGGTTAGGATCAGTTGTAGATCGAATATGTGATGGTCACATAAATCGTTCCAGCCAACGAACCAGAGGCAGTGGCGCAAGTCAGCATAACAAGCGTGTTGTCTGTGGTAGTAAGTGCGGCTGGAGTAAGATCAGCAGCAACTGGCACTGATGGAGAGCTTGAGAACAAAAATGTTCCACCTGCCGTGCTCACATCAAGACCGTCAAGATAAAGGTCAGTGTTTGAAGCAGTGCCAATATCAATTGTCAAAGTTCCAGTGCCTGGATCAGGAGTTTCAACGTAACTTAAAGCACGATGAACCAATGCGCCTTTTGGAAGGTAGCAAAGAGCCAGCGTGTCACCAGTAGCTTCAGCATCAGTAAGTGTGTATGCCACACGGATGGAGTGAAGAGTGCCACCGTTAAGTGGAGATTTGGTTGGGCGTTCGGATCCGTCAATGAGTGCGGAAACTTGTCCAAGAGTGAATGTGTCTGTAGGAGTGAGTGCGGCCATAATGGTATTTTATTGAATGTTGAGCTTTAGTGAGGTTTAGATTGTCGGGATTGGGTAGCCAGGATCGGCGATTGCATTGATTGCAGTAACAATGTCAGTGACTGGCGTTGTTGATGCCTTAGCAATCTGACGAATAAAGCGACGCAGCGCCACGATATTTGTGGCATCAATAACAAGCTCTTCTTCCGCGCCTCCTTCAAGGGCGGTAGAATCCATTGTATTGCGGCCAGGTTTAATGCTGACTTGGTATGTAATGCGTTCGGCCATAGTGGGTAGGTTTAGAAAGGGGCGGCTTTTACACCGCCCCTCTCAGCTTAGTGGTTATGGGGACTCGTCGCAATAGATACGAACCACTTTTTCATTTTCAGTGCGGACGGCACCGAGCATCATGGTGGAGCGGATCTGGAGGGCGTGGCGGCGAGTAGGCAGGATGTCCATTTGCACCTTGCGGTCAGACATTGCAAACTTGATTGCCGACTTGTGGAAGGCAAACACAGAGCGGATGTCAGTGCTGGTATCGCGTGCAAGGCGCTGTGAGGCCAGGAACTTGAAGCCAAGGAACGTGTCAACTTGACCAGACACAAGAGCTTTGACGCTGTTGTAGTCTTCGCTGGTGACTTCCGTGGTGCGAAGGAGGTCTTGCACCTGTTGAGCACCGCAAACAAGCATGCGGTCAGCGTTTGGCACTTCGGCCAAGTCCATCAGGTATTTAGCCCGACGGAGTTTGCCGATGGTCAGACCGCTAGCTGCGCTCGTGCCGTTCTCAACGTAGGTCGAGGCGAGAGAGTAGTTAGTGTCGAACTGATTTGGAGTTGTTCCGTCTTCACCGATGTAGCGAGTAGCGTCAAAAGCAGTGATGATCACATCATCGATTGCACGGTTAAATGCCATCGCGTGGGACTGGACTTCATCGCTCGTTGGGAGGACGATAGAGCCGAGGAAGTGTTTGTCGAACTCATCAAAGACGGTGACTTTTTCCTTCGGGCGCTGGGTTAGCCAGTATTTCGAGCCGTCGAATTCGCCATCAGGAGTGTCGCCCTTGCGGACAAGCACGTCTTGAGCTTCGGAGTCGTTAATAAGGTTGAACCATTTCTTTTTGCCGGTGAAATCGGCGCGAGTAACGGAATTGAGCAGGCGCGAATCCATCTGCTGGAGAGCCTGGGTGAAAGAGCGTTCAAACTCTGTTGGATAGAATGTATCAATGGTAGCCATAATTTGGGTGTGGTGAAATGAGGTGAGTTGAACTGTTCGGAATGAACAGTGTCGGAAGTTGCTTGCTCCCAGTGCTCTTTGGTTGCCTTCAGTGAAGACCTCGTAGACCGGCTACCAGTTTGTCCATTGCTGGGACTGATAACTGATATTCTCACAAATGAGAATCAAAGCAAGAACTTTTCTCATTTTTGAGATGCTTGCCAATAAAAAGGGCCAGGCCGATTAAGACCTGACCCTTGCTCATGTTGAGGACGCTAGAGCGAGCGCGAAAACGCCGACACAACGCAGCACCTCAAATTCTAGGAAGTAGCGGCAGCAAACAATCGCTGAAGCTGCGTCAATGCAGCTTCTTGCTTCTCGGCACCGTTCTTGCCCTGGTAGTCGTCGCCTTTGCGGATGCGTTCGGCTTGCTCTTGGTAAGTAGCGGTAGCATTGTCACTGCTAATCAGACCCGAATCTTCACGCAGGAACTTATCAATCGCCAATGAGGCGCGGATGAATTCAGGATCAGACGCTAGCTTACTGCTCTTGATGTCAATACCGACCGCTAGCGCACCACGAGCCGCACGTTGCCAGTTGTTTGGCGCATCTACGCCCCACTCTGTGTTCATGCTATCGATCACGCCTTGAATCTGCTGCGCTTCCATTTCAGCCGACTTGGCAATCATGCCGCCGAGGTTCTCATTGCTGATATCAATCAGCTTATGCAGAGCCTCTGGTGGAATGCCATACTCTGCCGCAATCGTCGCCGCTTTCGTTGCCGCATCAGAGTTCCAGACCATGCCTTCTGGCAGGTTGTCTGGTGCCTGAAGTCCGTAGTCTTCTGGCTTCTCAGGAGCGCCGGTGATTTTACGCACCTCGGCTCGGTAAGCGGCGATTTGTTCTGGCGTTGCCTTCTCGCCAGGTATCTTGATCTCGCGCTTTTCAGAGAATGCCTTCTCAAGCGATTGATAAGATGCGCCGAGTTGATCGACCTTCGGCTCGCCTTTGGCTTCATCCCAGAACTTGGCTGGAATGTAATCAGGACGAGTGACTGTCGATGGCGCAATGTCTGGCGTTGCCGGCGTTGGTGTGATCTGCGTGTCGAGCGCAGTCGTTTCTGTGGATTGTGTTGTTGTTTCCATGATGTTTATTTGACGTTGATTTCTTTCCAATAATTGAATTCACTTGGCCCGTAAGTGTTGACGAACCGAAGCTGGAATTGCTGCGGGTTCTCGTAGTAGTTACCAAATCCGCTTACATCCCAGCGCGAGGGAACAGGCGCTTGAACTGACAAGGATTCCTTGTCGGTTGGTTCCTCCGTTGGTTCCTCATGCACTGGCTCAGTGATGACGACTTTCAGGTTAGGATTTGCTGCGATGTCTCGGATTTGTCCCAAGATACGCCCGCTGATTTTGTCAGATGCGCGGATGGTGTCATCGACAATGCGCCCGATGATTTCGTCATCGCGCATTACCTCGTTGTTTTCTGTGATGTTGATCATAGTTGTTCTGTTGGTTTCTCTGGTTTCTCGTCGTAACGGGAAAGGTATGTGTCGAGCAGCCACCTGACGTGCGCCTTGCTGCCGTCTGCTAGACCCGCTTTGATTGCATCAGCACCGCTGGACTGCGTAAAGACAGTGGCGAACACGCCTCCGCACGTTTGGTTCATCCACCTGAAGACAAGTTGGAAGTCCTCGTTGTGAAACAGTCGAAGCACCGCACCGGTGAGCGACGGTTTCTCATCTTCCCGCAGTGGAGCCAGCAGTTGTGTTATGGTTGTTTCCATTTGAAATTTACATCATCGCTTGAGCGACTTCTTTGGCCTTATCGACGCCGCCAATGTCCTTCACCGCGCCAGCCGCTTGCTGCATCATTGCCATTTGCTGCTGTGCCTGCATCGCTTGAGCACGGCCTTGACGAATCGCATCGACCTCTTCTTGAGGACGCAGGAAGGAAGGATCGACTCCAGCAAGCCTTGAACTTTCGCGGATAAACCATGACGGGTTGACCTCATCGACGATCTCAGGGAATACTTGAGCAAGTGATGCAATCTTTTGAACCATTGTGTCAGCAGCACGCAGAGACAGACCACGCAGCGCCAATGCCAATCGATTAGTCATCGTGATCACTGGATTGGGAACTTGGATAAGATTTGGCCCGATTTGCTGCACAGACTCAGGAGGTGGAGACGGAAGCATTCCATTTTCGGCCCACGACTCAAACAAGCGGATCATCATCGGCTGGATCGTGTCGGTAGTGTCGCGATCAAACGCAGGGCTGATGGCATCAAGCTTCTCACCGGCAAGCTGACCGGCTTCAAATGCAGTCATCTCGCGATTGTTTGCGGCGTTCATGCTGAACATCTGAAACATGTCGAGATGGCACCGGCGGCGGATCATTTCTTGGCGCATCTTGACACGCTCCAATGCCATT